TGGTGTTTCAACACCTGTATAAGAAGGAATTTAACTATGATGTGACATATAACCAGCAGCAACATAATAGAAAATTATTGGATTGGTGGTTTTTTGATGGGACATTGCCTGCCCCGGTGACAAAGGAACAGCAAGCTTATTATATACATGTTCAAAAAAACAGGGTATTAAATAAAACAGAATTGATTAGTAAATTTGAAAAAATGCTGACATTGGAAACATTTAAAACAAAGGACTTATGAAACGTACAAATCATCCGACATGGGAACGTATTGGTGGAGGGGAGTTAACTTTGAATTCAGGGGTTATAATCCCACAGGGAAAAACATTCCGAGCAGCGGAAAAAGATATACCCGCCGCGTTCCGTGATTTGGTTAAATTAATAACTACACACGCCGTGAAACAGGAGATTGCCCCAGTAGCAATTACCCGTTCCACAAAACCTAAATCGACGAAAGTGATAGATAAACCATCGTTAAATATATCGGGTCAAGATCAATATATTATGAAAATGGTGAATCCCGGTTGGTGGAAAGTTATTGATAAGCGTACAGGGAAAATGATGCACGATCAGTTATTGAGGAAAAGTAATGCCATAAAAGTAAAAGAAACATTAGAAAATGAATAGTCCTATATTCATAACAGGTATTGAGAGGAGCGGTTCTTCTATAATTGCTAAGGCATTGGACACAACCGGAGGCGTTTATTTTGGGGCACATACGGGGCGATATGAAAATAAAGCAATAACCAATGCTATTCAATTATATCTAATATCACAGCAAATGGATCCGCACGGACAATTCCCACTGCCTGTCAGTGAGTTAGATATAATCCCGGACATCCAAAACGTTATATCCAACGAACTTATAGGGATGGCAAAGTATCCGAATGAAAATACAGTTACATGGGCGGTGAAAAGTGGATTATTATTACATACTTGGAAGACATGGGTAACCTTATACCCGAATGCCAGATGGGTGTTTGTAAGGCGTCGCCCGGAGCAAGTTATTCGTTCATGTAATAAGACAGAGTACATGAAGGCGTATGAATATAAGCATGTATTGGAACAAATAAAGGCAGAGAATGTAGCGGATGGTTGGCGGCATTGGATACGTTGGGGGGAAACGCAGATGGTGGCGATTATGCGTAGTGGCGTATCTTATTGGGAAATATGGCCGGACAGATTCGCCGATGGCGATTATTCACAACTATCAACATTGATTGACGGATTGGGGTTAACTTGGAATCAGCGGATTATCCCAACAATTTCACGTTTATTTTAAAAACATATAAAGATGATGAGAACTAATATAACGGAGGTAAAAACATTATTAGGAACCAGTACTGAAGCATCAGATGCTACCATAGAGGCCTATATAACTGCCGCTAATGTAATGGTGTCAGGGATGTTACAACCCACCTCATTGTCTGATTCTACGTTAACTGAAATTGAAAAACATATTGCTGTTCATTTTATCGTGCTATATTTGGAAAGAATTGCTAAGCGGGAGAAGGCAGGGGAAGTGGAAGTGGAATATTATGGTGATTACAGCATGAACGGACTTCAATCCACCCCTTATGGACAAACTGCTATAATGTTAGATTTGACTGGTACCTTGAGAATTATGGATGCTAATCGTGCTTATATGAAAGCGGTAAAATCAAGATAATGAGCATACTAAAATTCATAGAACGTGTTTGTGTGCAACCAGCGATATATTGGGGCGCCCCTGTTCCGGATGGGTATGGGACTTCTTTATTTCCTGATCCTATTCAGGTGATGGTGCGGTGGGATGAGAAAGCGACGATTATATTGGATAACACTGGCAAAGAAGTATTGAGCAAAGCGCAGATATTATGTCCAAATGAATTACAGGTAGGGGGGATGATTATGTTAGGGTATTTATCCGGTATAGTAAAAGAAATGGAATCACCTACTCCGACCGCTACACCAACCCCGGCACCGGTTGTAGAATATAAATCACCGTATGAAGTGAATGAAGAAGTTATATTGGCCATGGAAATAATGTCACGTAATGTTACCCCATTATTTCGTTCTAAGGATAAATTTGTTTATACATATTTTCTATCACCCAGAAATTAGATATAATGGAAAAATCAGGAACAATAACGGGGTTAGAGAAAATAACAAAAGCCTTACATCAGAAGGTTCGGGATTTGGAAAAAGCAAACGTTAAAGGTTTTGTTAAATCCATTATTCTTATACGCAATGAACTGGAAAAGACAACACCGATGGTCCCGTTGGATTTAGGAAATTTACGTGCGAGTTTCTACTCAGTGACCGCAGCAGGGATGGGGAAAACTTTACGGGAGTTCGTGGGAGAGGACGGGGAACGGATGAAAATAGATCACAGCAAGGCAAAAATGGAAGGGGCGGCCACTGTTTTAGCGTATAAAGGGCAGATAGCCGTCATGGGTTTTTCTGCTAATTATGCGTGGTGGGTTCATGAGAATGTAGGTAATGTGAATTGGAGTAAAGAGGGTACGGGCGCTAAGTTCTTTTCCAAAGCATTGGATCGGAATGAAACAAAAATATTGGATATACTTGCAGAGGAGGCAAAGAAAGTTATATGAAAAGCGTGGCTGAAGATATAAAGGATATGTTGGTAGCAGATACGTCGCTAAAATTAATATTTGCAAAAAATCTGTTTATAGGAATGCCACCCCCATCGGTGACGCAGTCAGTCACCGTTATAGACACAACGGGCCGGGGTCCTGATCTAACTTTAAATGAAAACGAATATAGATATGAAGGGGTTCAAGTACGGGTAAAGGGATATAAATATGATGTGCAATATGAATTGGCAAATAAAATTCTGAATTCACTTCACAAACGGGCTAACGTAACGTGGAATGGATCATTATATATATTAATAAGTGCCATTGATACTCCGGCTCTTCTGGAGTGGGAGGTAGATGGCAGAGTTCATTTAATTTTTAACATCAAAACACAAAGAAAGGTTTAATTATGGCATCAAATGCAATTTCAGGAGTAGGCACAAAAATTTACCGCAAAGCAGCGGGCGAATGGCTGCCAATGGCGGAAGTCAATTCCATTTCCGGCCCTGGTATGAGCCGGGAAACTATCGACGTGACGTCGCTGGATTCTAATGCAGGTTATCGTGAGTTTATAAGCGGTATCCGTGACGCGGGAACGGTTTCCCTCAGTATGAATTTTACGCACGACACCTATTCACAGGCTAAAGCGGACTTTGAATCCGACGTTGCTAATGAATATAAGATCGTTGTAAACAATCCAACGAAAACCACCCTCCAATTTTCGGGACTGGTGACGGAGTTACCATTGAACGTGGAAGTGGCGGATAAGATTAGTGCGGACGTCACCATTAAAATTTCGGGAGCGGTAACCTTAACGGACGGTACCCCAACAAATCCTACGGCCACCTACGACAGCAGCATGGGCAACACGCCGGGCACGTCAGTTAGTCTGGATATATTAGCCAACGACTTGCTGGCTGACGGAACTGCGGCAAACAGCAGCAACAGCACAGTAGCGTTGATAGATCCTGCGACAAACGATATACCAGTTAATCCCCATGAGGTAACGGTTGCAGGCGAAGGCACGTGGACTTACGATCCTGACACGGGGAAGTTGACCTTCACACCGGAGACAGAGCTCACGGGCGATCCCACATCGATCGACTATATCTTAACGGAGATCGCGACCAGCTTAAGCGCCAACGCCACTGTCACGATAGGCTACACCTCAACCCCATCCCCAACAGAGTAGGGGAAAATGGTATATGCCTAATCAGGGCGTTTTTTATTAAACCCATTTTAAGCCGTTTTAAAGAGGGGTAAAGGTGTTTTGAGATAAGGGGTTAACTTCACAATGAACTCACGGCAAATCAAAGGAAAAAGCAGTACAAACACAAAATTAACACAAAATTAACACAAAGATTTAATCATGGTCAAATTTATTAAGTATAAAAACGAGGATATACCTGTACGGGTTTCTTATTACGCATTAAAAATGCTAAAGGAAAAGGTTAACAAATCAATATCC